CGGCGGCGTTGCACATATCCGTGTCGGACGCTTTTGGCTTTCATACCCTCAGGCTGCCATTCGCGGTTCCTATTCTTGCAGCGTCTGGTGCAGTTGATCTTGCGAGAATCTGATGTCGAAAAAACAACAGAGCAGATTGGACACTGCTTGCTGACTAATCTTTCGCTGGATTTGATGTATGCCATCTAGCCTCCTGATTAGGCTTGGTGCAGGGAGAATCAGGCTCCCTGCTTGTCCACCTTAGCACGGTCACGCTTCGCCCAGCCCTTGCCCTTGTATACGACGGCGCTCGGCGTGAGCTGCAAGATCATCCAAGGTCCACACTCGCAGCGTGGCACGACTGGCTCAAAGCCAGACTGGAGTCGCTCCTCGATCTTGCCGCAGGTCGGACACTTGAACTCATAGATCGGCATTGGGTACCCAGTCCTTGCCAGCCCAGTATGGCTTACCCTCTCGCCGCTCTGCCGTGCGGCGGCAGTAGCTGCACTCGCCACAGGTCGGAGCGTCTGGCACTAGGTCACGCTTGCACTTGTTGCAGTACAGGACACGAGAACAGGCGCGGCGCTTGCCTAGCCCACGGATATCGCCAGGCTTGCACAGGTGCTCGATCACTTCGCCTTCCTCCGCTGTGCGCGGTTCAGGGTTACTGGCTGCTCTGCCGGTACGCCTAGCCTGATCTTGCCACTGAAGATGTCAGCAAAGAGCGGCTGCCACTTGGTCGTGTAGACATAGTCAGCGTCGTACTCGTACATCTTGGCGGCTAGTGCAGCACGGTCGATCTCGCCAGCCTGTGTGGCGATGTAGTTGAGCGTCAGCCCCTCAAGGATGCTCTCAACGCTTGGGATCTTCCACCATGACTCCTGCATCTCATCCCAGTCCAGTTGACCCTCGGCGATGTAGCCGTGGTCTTTCACTAGCTCAGGCTGCGCTGTCCAGTCGGTCACGATGACTGGCGTGCCGGACGCCTGCGCCTCGATCACAGGGATGCCGAACCCCTCACCGCGTGAGGCGAGCAATAAAACGCTGGCAGAGCGCATGATGCTGGCGAGCGTCTCGGCTGGGATGCCTGCGCGCATCTGGCTGCTGTTGACCCATCGGATGCGATCCTCTGGTGCTCCGACTGCCTTGAGTACAGGGATGAGGTTGATGCCGTCTAGGTGACCCCATCGGTCGGTGTGCAGGTACAGGTAGGCATCCTTGTGCTGCTGCGCGAAGAGCGCCCATGCCTTCAGCATCTCAGGGAATGACTTGCGCTTCCCCTTGTTCATGGCGGTAATGACGGTCAGGTGTGCGTCCTCCGGTACGCGGAGCACATCGCGGCAGGTCGGCCCTTCGTGCGTCCAGATCTTCGTATCAATGGCGTGAGGGATGTAGACCAAGCGGTCACGCGGTACGCCTGCCTTCAGGAGTGCCTGCTCGCCGTGCTTGCTCATAGCCACGATGAGCTTGTTTCCACCCTTGATGCACCACTCAGCGACGCGCGGCGGCACTGGGTCGTGGTCGATCGGCACCCACGAGACCACAGGCAGTTGGTGGTAGGCATCGTTGATCGCTACCCACACATCGAACAGCGTGATGCCGAAGCCACCCTGTGAGGCAGCCATGGCGATGTTCTCTGGTCCTGAGTCATTGGCGTACTTGATCAGCCCCTCGGCGAATACCTGGATGCCCTCAACCTCCATATTCGTCGGAGCGCCATAGTTGGCTGCTACGCCCACAGGGATGCCGTCTGCCTTGATGCGCTGCGCCAGTTGCTTGGTCTGCTGACCGTAGCCGGTTGGTGCGAGTGGCGTGTTGCTGACGATGATGATTGGCTTGCTCATACTTCCCTCCTATTTCTTTGGATAATCGATAACTGGATACTTGAGTGCGCGCAACATATTGCGCTTCTCCCATTTATGCCCTAGCAGCGCGATGTACCTGTGCTTTCTTGACCTCTCCTTCAGGTAGAACCTCTCCCCATATTTCGCCTTGATTGCATCAATCCTGCGACCTTCCCCATTGCGAACTTGGTCGGCGATTGTTTGACCGTGTAGGTGCTCTAGCCCCTCAACCTTCCAGTCAGTCCTCTTTGCGCTGAGACCTGTGTAGAGGAAGTTAGTCGCTTGATACACAATGCCCTCGTGACCCTGATCGGTATCAGCATAGGACACGACGATCGCAGGCGTTGGCAGTAGGTTGAGTGAGCCAGCCACTAGCCGGCTTGCCTCGTTTGGCTGGTTGTTGACTAGGCATAGGCGATTTAGTTCCAGCACCCTGTCTGCATATTCAGCGCCTGCGATTCCAGACCTGAGCGCTGCTGATGATGGGGTTCCGAATGTACAGACTCCTACTAGATCGCCGTCCTTGAACAGCCCATAGGCGTAGGAGATAGACGGTAGCCGCTTGGCGTAATGGACATTGAGCAGCAGCCAGTGAGATTCAGTTGGCTTGATCTGGCGCACGGCATAGCCTTGGCCCTTTGCATCAAAGAGGCCTTGTTGGTAATCAAGCGCCATCATTGAGTCCTCCTAACTATGTTTGGTGATCTTGCCGTGACAGACCCTACACAGCGTGCGGAGCATATAGGTCGGCACGATCAACGCGCCTCCCTGACTCAGCGGCTGGATATGGTCTGCAGTGAGTGGGTTGCTGGGATTGCCGTCGCGCTGTCCGCACAGTTCGCAGTAGGGAACCTCCTTGCGCTTTTGGATGCTGAGCCTCCGCCAGTCGGCGTTGCGGTACGGAGATGGTCCGCGATTCTTCGCCCACTCGGTCGCCTTGCGTGGTCCGCAGACATTGCAGCGGTTGCCGTAGGTGGTCAGGACTCCGCAGGTCAGACATGGTCGCTGCGCCCTCATGCCTTAGGGAATGCCGGTAGCGATAGGTAGGGAGCGATGATGCGCGCGAGATGCTCAATGGTGCGCTCCTCGCCGTCCTCTAGTTGCGGCTCGATCACAGCCCAGGCGAGTTTACCGAGCGACTCCTCCAGGTTCTCGGAGATGCGTGCATAGCGTGCCAGCACCAGGTGCAGCAGCTCGTGAGTCAGGATCAGGCGCTGCTTCTCTGGCTCCTGCTTCCAGAAGTCGAATGCGACGCGCAGGTCTGCGGTTGGCTGCTGTGGGTGCGCGTCAATGTCAGCCCATGAGTCAACATCGGAGGCGGCCTCAACGATGGTGACCTCCCAGTGGTCAAGACCCATGACGGTCTGTGACTCTGAGACCCACGCCTTCAAGACGGCGAACTTGTCCTGCTTAGCCATTTGCCCTCCTGTAGTGGTGGAGCAGGAGTGGAGTTGCACCACTCGTTTGTCGCTGACCGGCAATAGCCATGATGGTCGTGCGAGCGTCTACGCTGCCCCAGGTTAGACCCTGCCGATGGGAGGACACCACCGGCAGGGCGAGTGACGGCAGCACACCAAAAGGTCGCGCCGTCGCACAGGAATCGTACCGCATCACTTTGCCACCCTTAGTGGGAGTGGTGACACAGATCGAAGTGGGCAGGTCTTATCCCAGCAGGTCGGCGTGGTGTCCTCGTCACCAGCGCAGACACGGCACATCAGATCTACGGCCGCAGCGTAGCGTTGCATCTTCGCGGCGATGGAGTGATCAGGCTGATCGTCAATGCGCGACTTGACCCAGTACAGATCAGCGTCGGTGACAAAGGTGCCGCCGTAGTAGCGCTCGCGCGCCCAATGGACGCTCTTACCGTATTGCGGCATCAGATTGAATAGCGCGTTGAGTTTGACTTCGAGTTTTAGTGACCACGCCGCACAGGCTTGCTGAAACTCTCGCTGCTCAATGGGTAGTCCGCGATTGTCACTGCTAACACGCCTCTGCCGAGCGGCGCGAGACGAGAGAACGCGGTTGGACTTAGGTCGATTGCTCGGCTGCGAGATGTCCACGGCTTTTTTAGTCCCTCCTTACACGATCCACAATAGTCTCGTACCACAACGATCACGCACTTACTCGCATCGTCCTTCCGGCAGACGAGCAGTCTAAACGGTTTGTCACCCCAGCGCCAGCGCCCTACCGCTGCGAACATCACCAGCTCACCGCCACGGCCACCCTGTGCCTTGGACTTGTACGGCGAGCAGGTGTTCTTGTAGCCACCCACGCAGTACTGATCGCCCTTAGGGGAGGTGCTGCCATACCAGGTCGCCACGCCGCTGACTGGCACGCCGCTTGGCGTGAGATCTGGTCCTGTGTTGCCGGTGAGCAGCGTCAGCCCTAGCAGGAGCGAGACTACTTGAGCCATACCGTCACATACCCTTCCAAGACAGGAAGGTTGCCACGCTCCTCTAGCCACTGCCGCACGAGCGCACCCTTGCCCTCGGTCGGTGTGATGCAGTCATCCACCGCGATGATGCAGTCCGCTGGTAGTCGGTCGTAGATCGCTTGCAGCTCGCGGAGGTGGTGCTCTGCCGCGTCTAGGCTCCCAGTCTTGTAGTCGAACGAGTCTAGGTACAGCAGCGAGATAGACGATGCGTTGCCGAAGTGCCGGAGGAAGTCCACAGAGTCACCCACGGTGACGCGAGCACTCGGAGCCAGTGCGCGAGCGGTGTTGACATTGTCTGGGTTGATGTCGACCGAATAGGCGAAGCCATCCAACTGACCTGCAAGCCATGACCAGACCACGGTGCTCTGGCCGTCACCGTTCCAGTTGTTCTCCTGCCGAGCGCAGCCGGTCTCAACGATGAGCGTGGGCTGGCTAAAGGATCGTGCGATCAGGATGTCGGCGATGAAGGTGAACGCTGACCAGCGGCGGCTCTCTGCGAGATGCGGTGCAAAGGTCTTGGCGAACCCTGCGCGCAGCAGGGTCACATCTTCCCTAGTCATGATTCAGCAGCTCAACGAAGTCCTCGAAGTCCAGCACGATCATGGTGCGGCGCTTGGTGCCAGGTCCAGGTGCGTCGCCAACGACCAGCGCGGTGATCTGGGTAGCGTTGCCTTTGACCGAACGAAGCCAGCCGTCGTAGCGCTCTGAGTAGGAGCCGTTGCCGACCTTGCACTGAATGGCGATCCAGTCGGACTGCACATCCGTCTTGCCGCCGTACTGGCCGACTCGCACGCCGCCGATCTTCTCGGCGACCTCACGCTCAAAGGCATTGCCCTTGTTGCGTGCGCGCTTGCCGCGCTTCGCCTTGTCGGCGTTCTGCTGATCGATGTCTAGGTCGCTCATCTTGCTCACTTCTCTACCAGCCTTCCTAGCCGTGCGTGTCCGCCGTCGGACAGCGTGAATACAGACTGTTGCAGCTCTAGGTGACCTGCCTTGTACAAGTCTGCGATGGTTGCGCGGTTGAAGATGTGCTCGTTGAGAAAGAACCAGCCCTCTGGCGCGATTGCGTCCGAGTACCGGATGCTCAACTTGGCGAACTGGCGACCGATCTTGGGGTCATAGCACCACGCATCTGCGCCCTCTTGGACGCAGCGGATGCCCTCGTCCAGCTCAGGGGTGAGGATCTCGATGTGACTCATTTGACGCACGCCTTATGCCGCCACTCAAAGCGACGGCCCTTCTCGTGGATTACCAGTACGCGCGTGCCAGGGAACACCTGCCGCTTAGGGTCGGTGTAGTCAATCACCTTGCCGCAGTCGGTGCAGTTGGTCACCGTCCATACCGGCGGCTTGGCTGCTCCTGCGCGCTTGGTCTTTACGCCTGCCACTGCAATGCCCTCCACATCCAAACCACTGTCGCTGCCGTGGTGAGCAGGTAGATCATTGACGGCGCAATACCTACGCCGCGCTTGATGCTCATCGGCAGACTAGCGAACACCACGAGAAAGAGCGCAGTGTTGATGACGATGAGGGTGATGCCGAGATAGGCGAATTCGCTCACAGGTCGCACAGCCCTGACAGGAGCGCCATGCGATCCGTTGCCAGTTCAATGGCTCCCTCAATGCTGTCGCCCTGGAAGGTCAACTCAGACCCAGCAGAGTCAATGAGCACCACCGTCCAGAGTGGTGGCTCACCAACTCGCACTAGGCCGTCGTAGTGATAGCCGAGCTGCGCGGCTCGTGTCTCTAGTTCCGTTAGCGCGACATTGCTCATGATTCCTCCTCTGGGGATGCCGACCACTTGCCGTTATCCACCATGTACTTCCTGAGGATCGCGTAGGACTTCTCCGCTGTCAAGTCTGTTGTGTCGATCTGCAGGTCATACTCGGTCTGGAGGTAGCCGTGCTCGGTCACATCTGCTGCCCCTTGGAGCACCCCTCGGCGTTCGGTCCGAGCCGCTGCGGAGGCGAACACACGCACGATGGTGATGCCTGGGATGTGCTGCCGGAGGAAGTGCGCCTCCAGCGGCAGACGCACATCGTCAATGGCGATCGGCCGCCCTAGCGGCTGCAAGCGCTGGAACGCGTCGTGCCACGCCTTGATCCAGAAGTAGGCATCCAGTTCGCGCAGCTGCGCGCCGATGTCTTGCAGGATCTCGCGGCCTGAGGTCTTGACATCCAAGCCCAGGCGGCGCTGCTCGTAGTGCTTGCTCTTGTCGAAGTCCACGCCATAGGCGAGCGATGCCACCTCACGGATGGTCTGCGCGATTGGGAGCACGATGTACCGGCTCTTGCGTCGCTCCTCCAGCATTTCTGCCAGCGTGCTCTTTCCTGACCCCTGTGGTCCTACGAATGCGATGTGTGCGCTCACTTCATGACCCTCCTCACATACTCAATCCACATATGCAAGCGCTGTGGATAGCGCTCCAGGAATCCAATGGCTCGGTTGCACGGTCCGCAGAGCAGCGCTCTGACGCACTTGCCGCACGAGATCGGCGCTCCCTTTGTCCTCCGAGTACCCAGCCCTTCGTACTGGCAGCAGCGCGGATCGTGATCGACCGTCACTGCTCTTGGCTCACCGAAGCGGAGTGGCTCCCTGCACGCACCGCACCGGTCTAACTGCGCCAGCCGTAAGGCCATGTACTGCTCCATCGTCATCCGATGGTTGTAGAGCGTGTACTTGAGCACTCGATGTGCTCGCTCTTCTGGAGTCTCGTTCTCTCTGATCTTCCTCAATGCCAGAGCACGAGCTGATGGGTTCTCTGACCTGACGCGCATTTAGCGCTTCCCTCCAAGAATCTCGCCTAGCGGCGTGAGCCGTCCAGAGCCAGAGCGTTTAGGGGATATAGGGGTTCTATTCTGTTCTCTCTCTCTTTCTCTTTCTCTGTCCGTCAACCCACCCTCTTTTCGTGCTCGGTACCTTTCTCCACGAGAGGTCGAGGTGGGGTCGACTTGATAGCGAGAATAGTTTGAGACGGCAATGACACCGTCTCCAGATTCTGTAAGCAGACCACTTTTCAACAATCCTTCCACACCCCTGAACAGGCGTGGGCCGATGACGGTCTTGAGGTGCTGTCGGTTCTTGAACACTCCGCCGGAGCGCAGCAGCTTGACCTCACCAATGATCGTGATGAACGCGCGGAACTGCGTGTCAGTCAGCGCCGAGATCTCCGCATCTCGATGTGCGTTTGCTACCCACTTAAACCAAACCATCTAGTCCTCCGCTCTGTGTTAGTGGCTGGGAGAGGTGGAGGTCACCAGTCTCTCCCAGCCGTAGATGATGCCGCTCAACTTAGAACGGCAGGTCCTCAATGCTCGTCTCGGTGCGCTCAGGCTCACCTGTTGGTGCCTGCTGCGCGTTGACCCAGGCGATGCTGGGCTTGCGCTGGCAGAAGGTGCCGTTCGACTTGCCGCTGCACGCGTAGAACGCGTTATAGGGCTTGCCAGCCTTGCTCGTACCGGCAGGCTTGAACGACCAAGCGGTGCGGTGGTCTGGGCATTCGCCCTCCGCGAAGAGCATTGCCGCTGCTACGGCCACATCACTCGTAGAAACCGAAGGCTGCGAGTGCCTCACAGAATCAACGGAGAGGGGTGCCACAGCCACGCTGTGAGGCGTTGTGGTGCCAGAGGCATATAGTGACCTCCCCACACCGATCTGTGCAGCGCAGCGACGCAGAGCGTCGGAGGCTGCTGACTTGTATGGCTCGTCATCCTGTGCGCTGTTTGGGTAGCCAAAGTCCTGTCGGACGGTGGTCACGCCATCGATCACAGCGATGAGAGTGCCGTGGACCACCTTGGCGGCAGGGTCTGCCACCTTGACCTCAAACTGCCAGCCAGCCAGACCGAGCACATCGTCAAGGCGCTGAGCTACGGCTCGCGCATCGGCGTAGGTGAAGGTCATGCCGCCGCGCCCTGGGCGCTGCTTTAGGTCTGTGCCGGTAAAGGGTGCGGCCAGTGCCGCTGCGATTTGCTTACTCATTCTCTGGTCCTCCAATGGTCTCTACAGGTAGCAACTTTGCGGCTACCAGATTTAGTGAACTCGCCTTTGCAATGTGTCCGCTCTCGAATACGGTTCCCTCCTTCACTTCTGTTGCCAGATACAGATACTGGCTCTTATCCATCACTCCGAGCAGCCACGCGCGCTGGAATCGTGTAGCGCTGGGTGCGCCATTCCGATCCTCACCGAACGCGAGTTGCAAGTGAACGAATGCGTAATAGTCCACCGTCTGGTGGTCTCGGATGTAGTCAAAGACGCTCACCTCAACATCGTCGCCAGCCGGTCGGCTCCACGCCTTGGTCTTGACATCGACCTTGAGACCGCAGACTTCGTAGTCGTGCGTCGTGCGATTGACTGGCAGGTAGGGCATCTTGCAATCTCGGAGCACTTGCTCAAAGACGGCCTGACCTAGCACGCCAGTCCAGGTCGTGTTGCCTGTCGCCTTCTCCTTGCGGAACCGCAAGCCGTTGCTGGACTGCGCCTCCAGGAACATCTCCTCTGCGCGGATGATCAGCGCAGGTGTGATCGGTACCTCAATCACGCGTCACCGTCCTTGCCGTGAACGCGGAACACGCGCGCACCTGGCTTCTCTGAGGTGAAGCGCTTGATGGCTTCGCTGTAGGTGTCTGGCGCGACGGTGCGGAGGACATCCGCGATGCTCTCCCAGTCCACCTTCACGCTGCTCTTGTTCTGCTTCCAAGTGGCAAGCCAGCCGTGACCCTTCACGCCTTCGCCCTCACCGATGGCTTCCTTGATGGCGATCGCCATCTCCTTGAGTGCAGCATCGGCAGCCTCTGCCTCAGCCTTCGCCTCAATGTAGAGACGCGCGATGTGATCGAGCTGCGGATCTGCCTTCGCGTAGGTGTTGCTGCTCTGCGGCTTGACCTCCGCGAGTGTGTCGCTGTCGTTTCCGGTCAGCGGCGGTGGAGTTTTGGTCTTGACCAAGTCCAGGAACGCCACGGCCTTATCGAACAGGAGTGTCTGGTAGATCGGATCAGCCTCAACGCGCTCAATGCGGAAGACCAAGCCAGAGAGCAGCACGGCGACATCGCAGTACGACGCGCCTGTGATGAACATCTGCCACTGCACCTGATCTACATACTCAGGTGGCACTGGGTACAACTGCCAGCGGCTGCTCGTTGAGGTCTTGATCTCTACGAGACCGTCGGTGTCGCCCACGATGGTGCGGTCCAACGATGCCATCGCCCAACTGTGCTCTTTCAACCGCACGATTCCGTTGCTCTTTCGCAGCTTCTTGCCAGTCTCGGCGGTGTAGTAGTCAGCGACTGCCTGCTCTAGCAACTGCCCACGCTGTGCCGCTGCTCCTACCTGCTGCTCACCGACCTGACCAGTCAACTCTGCCCAGAGTCGGTATGCGGTCTTGTACGGCGATGTGCCGTTGATGGCGGTAATGCCGGTGGCGGTGATGCCGCCCTTCCGCATCTCGAACCACTCTGGACTGCGCTGTGGCGCAGATACAAATTCGTAGCGCTTGCTCACTTGAACACCTCCCATAGGATGACCGCCAGAACCCAGACGATCATCATCACGACGGTGAACTCGAAGCGCTCCTGTCGGCGCGACTCGCGCTGGAGCTTCTCGTACTCGCTGCTGAAGTACGGCCGCACGACCATCTTGGGCGTGCTCTTACGATTGACTTTCACAGTGACCCTCCTACGACTAGCACGATGTAGATGCACGCGATGAAGATCGCGTACCCAATACCGTCAATGATTGCTGACTTCATCAGCGCACCGTCGCAATCGCGTCTTCAAGCAAACCGGCGGTGTAGGTATCGCCCATCTTTTCAAAGGCAGATGCCGTGACGCTGGCTTCAATCTTTACGCTGCGGAAAGTCTCCAGCGTTGGGACGATCTCCTTGATGCGCCCAGCCCAGAATGCTGCATCTTCGCTGGCTGGATTCAACAGCACGCCATCAGCAATGCTCTCTAGGGTTACCTTGATCTCTCGAAGTGTTGCCTTCGCCATGTTGACCTCCTTGTCAGTCCAGCCGAGTGGCTGTGTCCTGCCTGACATAGGCATCATAGGGTCAACGGTTCGCGGCTGTCAACCGTGTTGCGTGACTATCTTTTATGCAGGGTGGATAGCCCCTGGGTGGGGAGGGACCACCCAGGGGAAGCCGCCTAGGACGGCTGCGACAAGTCCTCTAGAGCAAAGTCAATGAGGAGCCTCAGGCAGATGCCACACAGGAGCACCTGCTCAGACTCGACCTCCCAGACCCTGCTCTGTAGCTCACAGACCGAGCAAGTGCCGTAGGGGCGCTTGACTCGGACTGGCACGATTACTTCCTAGTTAGGCCGTAGGTCGTGGTGTCCCTATCTAGGGCCTTTACGACGATACCCAGACCACTCGCCAAGCCAGCACTTACGATCGTTCGGAAGTCTCCGCCCTGGATATCGAGCAGTGGGATGCCCAATCCCAACGCCACACTGATGGAGACGGTTAGGAATGTCTTCACGAAATCCAGCCCAATTTCAAAGATTTGAGTGCTCGCGGCGATGTACTTGATACCTGCCCAAATTCGGTTCATACCCTTTTCCTTTCTAGTCGCAGCGGCTGCTGCATTGATGACGGCGAGACCATCTGCGGCGAGCGCGCCCCAGTCAGCCTTGCCGATCTGATCCAACTGCGCCTGTACAGCGTCAGATGTCTTAGTGCCAGATTGTACTTTGCGCGCCTCCTGGGGCTGCTGAGGTGCCTGTACGGCGACTTTAGGAGCAGGGGCAGGCGTAGGTGCCGCAGGCACAACTGGCGCTACCACAGGAGCAGGAACGACCACAGGCGCTGCGACTGGCGCAGGAGCGGCGACCTTGCCAGGGTGGGTGACGATCAGGATGCACTTGTAGTCAACGCCAGCCTTCTTCGCCTTGAACTTGCTATTGGCGATCTGGCGGAGCTGCGCCTCTGTGACCGGCACGCCGTAGCGTTCAGCGGCGACCTTCTCGTCGCGCGTCGGACACGCCCACTGCCAGCCGTCAACATCGTCATAGCCTGCGGAGGTCATATGGCCGTAGCCAGCGGTGACGGTCTTGGGGTCTTTCTTGCTCCAGTAGCGCTTCCAACCGTCGTGCCACTTGCTGATCGGTACGCCTGCTGGGTAGTCCACTCCCTGCTGTACCCAGATCTGTAGAGCAGCGCCGCCCTTAGCGGCTGCGACTGCGTCCGCCCACGACTTCGCATATCGAGCCTTGCCACCTAGGTGCGCGATGACCTTCGCAGCCTCAGGCAGAGAGCCGCCGTTGTCGGACTTGCCCTGAATATCCTTGCGGCCAGTGACCTTCTTCATTGCTGCTACGCCGTCAGCGGCGCTGTAGTCGACCGTGTAGCCAGAAGCCCACGAGACTGCGGCGGCACAGGATGACCAGGTGCAGTCATCAAGAATCTGCTTCGCGCCCTTCTGTTGCGCCTCTGCATCCGAATAGAGTTGGCTCTTGACCTTGTACTTCATTATTCCTCCATCCACCTGAGTGGTCCAGTCAGCAACCAGATCAGCGTCAGTCCGCCGAAGAGTGTTGCCATTGTTGATTGCGTGTCGCCTTCCGGCAAGACCACGACTGCGAAGAGCAGACCGAGAATGGTCCACGCCCCACCGACGAGATCTACGATGATGCGCTTGATCACTTGGTCACCTTTCTCGCCGCAGCAGCGGCACTCGATGCGGCAGCAACAGCAGCACTTGCCACTTGGCTGATCACGATTGCCACAGCAACCGGCGCAGCCTTCTTCTTCTCGGCAGGTGAGAGATCTTTGCCTAGGTTGGTAATCGCCTCCACTGCCTTAGTCACAGTCTCAGCGACAGCAGCGACAGCCTCACCAACTGCCGCAACCGTTTGCTCCGCAATGTTATCTGGTGACGGTGTCGGTTCAGGTGTTGGCTCCACGCTTGGCTCTGGTGTCGGTGACGGCTCTACCGATGGTTCAGGAGTAGGTACAGGAGTGGGATCAGGAGATACGGACTCTGTCGGAGTAGGAACTGGCGACGGCTCGGCCGTGGGCGACGGCTTGGGTGTGGGAGTCGGTGATGGGATCGGCGATGGTTGGACACTTGGCACCTCACTTGGTGACGGCTCCGGCGTGGCTGTCGGAGTCGGCTCAATGCTTGGCTCTACAGATGGTGACGGTTCTGGCGTTGGTTCTGGAGAAGGCTCCACAGATGGCGTAGGATCTGGCGATGGACTTACTAATGGACTTGGCTCTGGTGAAGGCTCTGGAGTGGGCGATGGGACGACATAGGTCGGATCGGTAATCGTCAGGAAGCCAGCGCCGCAGCAGGAGTCAGTCGCGTTGATCGCCCAGCCGTAGAGATCGCCAGCCACTAGCTCAATGAGGATGCTCCCCTGCACATCCTGTCCGCCGCTCGGCAAGACCAGCAGGGTCTCTACGCCATTGAGCAGGAACAGAGGACGGTCGTAGAACGCCGAGTCGGTGGTCGTGTAGTGCCACAGCGCGGAGTAGGTGAAGTCACTGTCAGCGACGGCCGTGTAGGACGCGGTGTTAGAGCCGCCTCCCTGATTGGGTCCAGCCAGGGTGAAGCCGCCATCTAACTCTGTCACCGAGCCACCGCCGGTGGTAGTGAATGTCCAGACAGGCATCGCCAGAATCGGCGCGACCATAGAGCAGGTCAGGATGATGCCCAGCAATGGGAACGCGAGCCGCCTCACTTAGAGAGCAGCGATGCGAGTAGTGGGATCAGCACGCTGAACAACAGCGCGGCAATCACCACCAATCCTCCTTTGATCCTGTCCACATCGGAGCGCACCTGATCCAACTTTGCGGAGTGTGCGTCCAGACGCTCGATCAGTTGGTCAATCTGGCGTGGGGTCATCGTGCCTCCAGCGCGGCAGTCAGCGCCAGCAGCGCGTCAGTTCGAGTTGCGCCAGTGCCTGTGACCAGCGGCTCGCCGTCCATCTTGTCGGATGCGATGGCCGTCCACACGCCGTCAATCTGGTCAATGAGAATCACCTGCCAGCCGTGAGCGGCAGCCGCAGCCATTGCTGCGTCCAGTGCCTGAAGTTCAGCGTCCATCACGCACCAATCCTTCCGACGCTTAGTGCTGGGTACACGCCAGCGACCACAACTGTGTTGAGCGCGCCGCCTGATTGCTGGATGGCAGACATTGTGACTAGGTCACCAGCGGCAAGATAAAGGTTTGTAGAGACAGATAGGATTGTTGAGCCGGCAGGCGAAGCAAGAACTTGAATCCCTCCGGCATCGCTACCATTGACAATGATGTTGACTGCTCGCCGCCCAGTTGCGTTTGCGGCAAAGGCGATGTTTGCGGTGACGGCATAGAAGCCATCTTGACCAATGGCGATGCGGTCGTTGGCGTTGTTGAACCAACTCTTAGGGTCATAGGTTCCAGTGGTCGGTGTTGTGCTCGCTGTGTCTAGCAAGATTGTTGTTGAGGTGTTGTTCGTTAGCGACTGCGCCGCAGAAGCGACGCTCGCACGCGAGACATACAATGAGTTTGCACCACCGATAACTAAAGAGTCATCAGTCTTTAGCGTGTTGGCGGCAGAGCGATAAAGGTTTGTGTCCGCTCCGATTGTTAGTCCTGCACCAGCAGTCGTGGTTGTGATTGTGATCTGATCCTTATTAGCACTTGCGTCATCGATCTGCACGCTCCCACCGACGGTCATATCCTGGTCAACCACTAGATTATCATTGACCTGCACGCTCCCAGAGGCGGTCAGGAGTGAGCTAACCACTAGCTTGCCCTCGACCTGCACGCGCCCTGCGGTGGTAGTGGCTGGCTTTAGGTAGATGATGCCTGAGCCTGGACCACTCTTGACCGTTGCGCTTGTCACGGTGCCAGAGCCAGCCGTACCAGCGGAGGTGTAGGTGAAGGTGGTGCTGTTCGTCACCGTGACGATGTAGGTGCCGTTCATCGTCGTGCCAGCTGTGCCAGTGATGCCAGCGACCACCACCTCATCGCCAGTGCCGAAGGCGTGCGCGCGAGTGGTCACAATGGTCACAGTGCTACTAGTTCGATTTGCACTAGTCAGCGTGATTGTCTTGCCTTGGGTCGTAGCGTCCAAAGTAATGTCGCCGGATCGTGTGTCAAGGACCAACTTCGACTCGGAACCTACGACACCAAAGGTGGTCAAGGAAAGCCTGCCTGAAAGAAGAGAGAGCGCACCAGGGCCATATAGGTCAGGCAGGGTCTGATCGGTCACAAGGTATTGAATCTGCGAGCGGTCAATACGAAGTTCTGCAATGTCAAGTGTTGCGCTTGCAACTGATCCAGTTGCGTTTACTGAAAGTTTTATTAGGAGATATGCCGCGTCTGCCGGAGCAGATCCAGTACCGTTTGGATTAAGTCCGAATTCCGCTCCACTTCCAGCCGTTGCACCCACAACGGCAGCATTCATTGTCGACCCACTTAGATTTGCTAATGCGCTCGTGCCAGTCGTCGTTGATAGATCCGCTCTTACATATTCAGCAGAGAATGAGAGTCTATAGTTGGCTGATACCGTAGCCGCCGCAATAGCGACGCGCACCTGATTGCCGTAGGTTCGAGCCTCTGATGTTGCGATTGGTACATAGCGCGTGAAATAGACTTCATCCGCATTGACTGCGTTGGTAAGCGTGAATCGCAGAACAGTCTGCCCAGGCGCAAGCGTGCTGTCCGCAATGCTCGCAACAATCCTGCCGCCTGAGTTATCCGTGAAACTGAAATACGGCAGAGGATTGCTTTCGCTAATAGCCCCAGTTGCGTCGTTAGGAAGCACTTCAAAGTCACCGTTTGCGACACCGGCTTGAATCTCACGCAGCGAGGCAGGACCGAAAAGTTGCGACTTCTCTCCATCGCTGTTGGTGCTGACAAGCGTCGCGCCGTTATCGGCGTTTACGCCACCCTCAAATGCGCCGAAGCCTTCTAGGTTTGTGCCGTACTTACCCATCGTTATTCTCCTCCGACAAGGACGCTCAGGCCCTTGAGATACTGCCGTCGGAAGTCTGCTTGGACTTCATACTCGACTTGATACGAGCCGCCGCCCTGAGCGAACCGCATCGTGATTGTAGGGATGTAGAGAATAGTGGACGAGAGGTCCAGCGCTGGTGCGGTCAGCTTCACATACTGGCCTGGGAGCCACGCCTTGACGAGCGTGTAGGTCGCAGCGGCAGTCAGTGCGTAGCCTTGGCTGTAGCCGTACTCCCAGTCAGGCGCGGAGGTCTGAGCGAGATCGCCACCAGCAATAGTGAACGAGACCGAGCGGATTGGCTTGCCGCGCGACACCATCGTGGCGCGAGCGAGCGAACCAATGGTGCCACCGCGATCTGCCTTGGCGACCACCTTTGGTGCGCTGAAGATTTCGTGTGGCAATGGGCCATTGCGCGCAGCCAGCCCTGCGCCGTTGCGGCTGTAGGTGCCGGTGTAGGTGCGAAAGTAGGGATCGTTGGTTGGTGCGGTAGGGAAGGTCTGGTTGCTGTCATAGCGCGCCAGCGTTGAGTCAGCCTGGACAAAGATACCCTTCACGATGTCCGAGTGATCAAGGTTGACCGTGAGATCGCGTGCCAGCAGGCGAGTCACGCTCGCCGCGCTACCTGTCTGCACGCTTGCAGGGTCAGTGACGATCTCTGCTGGTGCCGTCGCGTAAGTCGGAGCGGCAGTCTTTGGACCGTAGTTCAGGCGGCCGTCGCCATCAATCCAGTAGCGGTACTGCACATCGGCAATACCACCAGCCGCCTCTGCAATCTGATCAAGCGCGCTCTGAAGCGTCGTCGCCTTGAAGGTCTGCTTGCCAATGGTCTGCGCTGAGCCGCTAAAGACTGCGCGTGTAGAACCGCTGATCACGGCGGTATTCAGGATCTGTCGCGTGGTCGCGTCGTTGACCTGAGTATTGACTCGCGCCAATAGCGCGTTGATGTGGTCTCGATCAGTTGATGATGCGCCGCCCTGAGTGAAGGAGTCTACGAATGATGTGGCGCGGATGCCTGTCGTGCCGTTGCGAATGATGGTCTTACCGAGCCAGCCGTCTGCATCCTCAACGGTCACCGTTGCGCGCGAGCCAAGGCCGTTCTCCAACAAGACGGCATCAATGCCGGTGATGTAGCCCAAGAAGATTGGCGTGGTCGCGCTGTAGCGGCTGTCAAAGAACTGGACGCGCGCATTGTCGTAGACCGCGCCTGAGCGCCACCACGGTCCTGCTACTGGGGTCTTGGTCTCAATCACATCGAACTGCATTGAGCCACCGTTGCCGTCGCCTGAGAGCGTCAGCGAGAGACTGCCCAGATCAACATACGGCGTGGTCAGCGCGCTCGGAGCTGGGAGGTCCAGTAGGTTCGCGCCGCTGTCAACGCCAGCGACGATCAGGCTGAATGGGTTTGCCATTTAGCGACCGCGCTTGAAGGTGCCTGTTCGGTTGATCGAGTCGGTGACTACGGTGTCAACCTTGCCTGTGCCGATAAAGATGTTGTTGGTTGTGACTCCGCCTCCCATCGGTGGAATAAAGGTTCCAGAGGCGACTGCGTTGGCGAGATACGGCGAGTATCCGGCGGAGGTTGTACCAGCCCTTCCAAGCGTTCCCTGTGCTGCGAAGAGCGTCTTGAGTCCAACGATAATGGCATCAATAGCAATCTTCATTGCCTGGAGCAGCAACTTCAATGGGGTCAGCGCGATTACCAAACCCTGAACAGCAGTCTTGCTATCTGCGCCAAAGACTGAGAACAGTTCGCTGAATGATGCCGCTAGCGGTCGAACGGCATTGTCAATCAGGTCGGTGATGACTGGACCAATCTGGCTGATGATGTCGCGGAATACTGGAAGGGCATCCTTGACAATGAAGGTCAGGAACTCATTCACCGCAGGCAGTAGGTCGTAGCCAAGTTTCTCCATTGCCTCAGCAAACTGAATCTGTGCCGCTGCAAATCGTCCACTGGTTGAGTTTGCCAGTTCGTCTGCAATGCCGCCGTACTTGGCGGTCGCAGCCGTGAGGATGTCTTGAATCGATACCTGCTGCTTGATGGCCTTGGTGGTCCGCACAGTAATCTTATGACCGAGTTCGTCTGTCTTGGTCTTATAGACAGTCTTCTTGACCGTCTTCTCTGTGGCGATGCCAAGTTCCTTGAGACCCTTGCCCTGACCCTGAGATGCCTTGCCAAGCGTCATCATTACCTCGGACAAGTCTTTGCCAGTGGCAGCGGAGATTTGTGCTGCGACGGCATTTGCCCTAAGGAGCAGTTCTTGGTCCTTGAAGAATCGTGAGCCGATTTCTAGCCCAGCGCGAACCTGGTCATCCTCAATGCCAAGGCGAGCCATCGCGTTGATCTGCTCATCAATGCGGCCAGTCAGTTCAAGAACATTGAAGCCACGCTGCTTGAGCGCAGCGTTGAGAAGAATCGTTGAGCGCTCATCCTGAGCAGCAGCCTGAACGGCGTCGAGTGCAATCTTTCCGAGCGCTGCTGTTGCAGCAGAGGCGAAGCCGATACCTACGGCAGCAAGTTTTCCAGCCGTTCCTAGTTTGCCAAGGCTATTATTGACTTTGCCAATCGCCTTAGAGGCAAGGTCCCTTGCCGTCAGCGCGAAGACAATACCGCCGGTTGATGCCACGCTCTACTCCTATCCTGCTCTTAGGTTGGACATATTTGGTCTGATGCCAAAGACCCTTGCGTCTTGGCGCAGTTGCTGCACACGAGCGCTTGCAGCGATTGCCTTCACCTTGTCGCTTGCCTCTCGCTTGCTGCGTCCGAAGGCTTGCAGCGGCGTAAGTGGTCCGACATAGTCAGGCTTGTTCCAATGCTTGAGCGCTGGGTGTGATTGCCACTTCGCGGCCGTACCATTCGCGTACTCAATCTCCAGCCCTAGTACCTTAGCGCGCTTAGCCTCATCGTTGAGTAGCAGCACCACAGTCGCGCCAAAGGCGTCCGCGCCCTTTTGATAATTTGCTTCTACAGCAGGGAAGACGAAGTTATTGCCTCGAGCTCCTGGGTGCTGAATCTTCCCCTGGTCGAACACCGAGTATCCAGCACCGGCTGCATCAAGACGACGATTGATCGCCTGACCGACCACATTGGTCTTTGGAATCGTGTGTGGCTTTGAGCCGTAGATTACGAAGCGCGCATACCAGGCTTGCTTCTTCCCCTGTGTAGGTCCGACGATAGCCCCAGGCCGCTGATAGCGAGAGCGGCGACCGCGCACGCTCTTGGCAAGTCCGCCAACATCTTTCGGCGCAGCGGCGCGGACATATGGCGCATAGGCACGAGCAGCATTGACAACGGCGAACTGCTCTAGCTTGCGAACGCCCTTCCAGCCAAGTGTCTTTAGGAAGACATCTTGCAGCGCTTTCGCCTCTGCTCGAATCTGCCCTTGCATCTTGATTTCTAGAGCGGCTGGCATCACTTCCCTTTCGGCTGCATCTCTGCGTGGATTGTCCAGGCAAGCAGCACTTGGTCGAGCGGTAGGCTCGCTACCTCATCTGGCCACATCCCAAACTTCTCGCCCAAGATGTGGAAGATGATTTCTGGCGGAGGCGCGATAGATTGTCCAATCGCCATCCGCTTGGCGGCGAGCCTTACTTGGGGTCCGGCTGATTTCCTTTGCCCCACGCCTCAAGCGTCTGTGTTAGCGCATCTACTGGTGCGTCCAACACATCGTCACAAGGGTTCCCATCTAGATCCTTGAAATTGTGCTTGACGATAAGTTTGCTAAACGCTTGAAGCGCCCTAATCGAATCGCCTGACTCCAAGTCCAACAGGATGCGAGCCGAGACCTGCTTACGCAGCTCAGCGGTCCAGCCTGCGAACTCACCCTCTAGCGCAATCTTGATCGTGTCCATATTGACCCTCCTACTAGCGCCCTAGGCGCTGCTCTTTACGGCGCTGTTGCCAGTGGCGAATCCACGATGATCTCAAGCGACTTGCCTGAGGTCGTGTCGAACGCCAGTCGGCAGGTGACCTCATTGACCACCACGCCGTCCATATCCGCCGAGAGCGGAACGACATTCTCAACTTCCCACGAGCCAAGAATCCAGACGCCGTAGTTGTCGGAGGTCGTGCCGTAGAGGCGCAGGAACTTCTGCGTGGCAATGTCGGTGATTGGGAATGAGGTGGTCGCCGCGCTGTTGCTCACGACCGTGAAGGTCAGCGTCGCATCGAGCACGCCGGTCAGCGCAGCCGTAGCTGCCGTCAGGCTGCCATCAAGCGCCGTCACCATTCCCACGCCAGTGGTCACCGAGAGGTTGAAGTTCATCACGCTGGCGAAGTCGGTTGCGCCAGTGCCGCTCTTGTCAGGGAAGTTCGTATCGGTGCTCAACTTCATCAGGCGGCCAGCCATCATTGGATTCTCTGGGAGTGCCGTTGGGAAGGCAAGCGCCGACGATGTGACCGTGGTCGCAGCGAAGGTTGCGCCGACTTGCAGGAGATTTGAAGCATCTGCTGAGAAGGTCACTTCAGTTGGAGCAGCATCGCGCACGAGATACTTCTGCACGCCATCGCTGACAAGGAACGAGTAGAACACCAGTGTGTCGACATCGCCCTGTGTTGGCGACCAAGTCCAGGTATATGGCGACGCGGTGCCTGAGGTGCTTGCGCCGATTGCATCAAGGATGAGCGGAAGGGTGCGAAGCGATGCAGGGCCCTCTGTGATGGTCAGGACTGGTGCTCGTCCGGTGATCGTTGGTCGCCCAGCCTGAATGGCGGTGCGCTTACCAACTGAGGTCGTCTCGCCCAAGTCAACGGTCACGCCCAAGTCGAGCGCACCGATGGTCTCGTTGAACAAGACCTCGCCTGTCGCGGTGCCGATAGATGCGGCTGTGCCGAATGCAGCCTGCGACGCAGTAGCGATCCGCGTCAGAGCCTTTGCGCCGATTGTTGCCATCTCTCGATCTCCTTGCTCTACGCGGTGAAGGCGACCGTGTCATAGACGGTCACTTCCGCAGTTGCCTGCACCGTCAGGTAGTCCTGATCGGCGTATGTATCTGTGCCGAGTGTAGTACCAGTGACTGCGACCTGAACCGCGTTTCCACTAATGGTCACCGCTCCATCGAATGCAGTGCGGAGCCACGAGCGCCAAGTGTAAAGGTCGCGGTACTTGTCATCCATCCGTGGGATAGGGAGCAGGTAGACCACGACATTGACCGTCAGCACCGTGGTGCGGTTGCCATTGCCGACGGTGATCTGGTCGCCACCTGGGAAGAGCACCGCGCACGGTACGACCGGCAGCGACTCAGGTGGCGTGGCGTATGCCTTTCGGAGCGTGTAGCCAGCAGGCTTTGTAACCGCCGTCAGGCGTGTTGCAATGGCATCAAGGATGGTCAGGTCGTTCATCGCGCCAAGCCGTTGCGCTTGCGGTACGGCTCAAGGATCAACGCAGCCTCTGGGTGCAGGGCGCGACTCATGCGGAGGATACCGCCGAGGTCTGCGGAACCCACGATGGCATATGGGCTTACCCTACTAGCCCAGACTGCATTTGCCTGGATGATTTCTGCTTGCTTGACCGCAGCAGGAACGCTAGGGAATCCGAACACGCCGACCACCTTCACGCCAAGGTAGACATCCTTAGGGAAGTTGCGCGGCCATGTGACGCTCGTGTCGATCTCGGTGTAGGGGAAACCGTCTAGCGCAGCATTGCGCGGAGCCAGCACATAGTCGGTGCCGCTCGTCCAGGTGGTCTCGTAGGTGCCGTTCGCGTCGTCATCTGTTTGGAGCGTGGTGACGCTGACGAGATCATCGGTCAGCACATACTCCCAGTCCTCAGCCGTGTAGTAGCGCGTCTCGGTCGCGGTGCCGAAGCCAGTCTTACGGTCGCAGTAGAGATCGATCAGCGTGTCGGTTGCGTCCAGTACAGCTTGAAGCGCGCTGTCATCCACCGTGTCGGTAATGCCGACAGCAGCCTTGAACTCAGAGAGCGTTGCGTAGGACATTTAGCGGCCTCCTGTGTGCATGACATAGAGCAACTCTGTGCCTGATGCTACCACTGCGTAGAGCTTGTCCGACTCTGGCAGCCAGATCTCGTGCATCTCATTCTTTGGCAGAGCGAAGCCAGTGGCGGTAGTCACATCGCTGTTGCCGAGATAGATCACATTGCCACCGGTAGGAGAGTGCAGGTAGACATAAGACGCGCCAACAAGCCCAGTTGCGATGAGCACTGGCTCAGTTCCGACGGTCTTTTGTGAGGCGATAATGGTTGCCATTATTCCCCTTCAGGAGCGACGGCTGGCTCCGATTGCGAGATGGTAGCAGTCCTCATACCCTTTGATACTTTCGCGCGCTCTACGAGCCGCGTTGGTGCTTCTGCGTCGACATCTGCAACAGCCTCAGCCAAGGCAAACCCAATCAGGCTCTCCGCCTCTGCTTGTGGCAGGTCAACGATTGAGCCGCTCGGATATTCACCGCGTCGCTTGCAAAGTCGAACGAGCATTAGTTCTCCTTACTTGCGGTTCAGGGGAGCCGCCGAAGCGGCTCCCCATCCCCACTGACTAAACCTAGCTACTGACGGATCAGTTGCAGGCGTAGTACTTGACGGCATCAGCCTGTGCAAGGCCGGTCGCGCCGCGAACCTCAACCTTGTACGACACCAAGCCCAGGTTCCAAGCGTACTCGCGCGATACGGAGACACTGATGCCACCGACAAGCGCGGTCTTGATCTGACCAAGGTCACCGAACAGGATTGGCTTGGCATTGTCAGCAATGTCAGCAATCCCTGAAGCGGTGTAGACAGGCTTGCCAAGGAGGCGATCAACGCCACCCTGACCACCTGGCTGGAAGAGCGGAAGGCTGGACGAAGTGATCCCAAGGATGGTTCCAAGGGTCGCATCGGACATCAACCAACCAGCCTTCGCGGCGCCGCGATATTGCTGCTTGACCGCGAACTGGAGCTGGACTAGCTCGGAATATGTAGGCACGAAAGTCGCACCTGTCACACCTGAACCAGCCGCGTTCACGACGGCCGTACCAGCGGCTGCGCCGTGGGCAATAGCAACTTCCTGACCAGCAGCGTCCGCAATGAACGCAGCGATGTCAAAGGCTGCATCTTCAACCAGCTCCTCGGACACCTGTACGAGGATTTTGTAGCCTGACGGCTGGAGCTGGAGCGTACCCATGGTTGGGTCACTTTCAACAATCGTTCCACCTTCGCCTGGTGCCGTTGCGGTTCCGAGAGCCGTGGCTCGTGGGAACTTGATCGCGTTGCCGGTGGCAACACGGATCACATCAACAACATCTGGGTTGATGAAGGGGTTGATCTGGCCTGCAACGACATTCACTCGTGGGAATACCGCAACAGGATCACCCAGGTTGCTGCTCTTGGTCACATCGCGGTACTCGAACGAGTCCGTGCCGCCAGCAAGACCGATGGCGCGCAGGCGCTCCGAGTCCGTCTTAGCCTTAGGAGCCGTAGGAGCAACAACAGCGGCGAACTCGGCGCGAGCCTCGTCAGCAGCCTTGCGTGCTTCGGTAGCGTTCTTCTCGGACTTCATCGCCTCAGCCAGCGAGCCGGCCTCTGCGACGAGCTTCTCGAAGCGCGCCTTGTCTTCGCCCTCTAGGGCGATTCCCTTATCGGCGGCCTCAACGGCAATGCCGCGTGCCTCCGTCAGGAGGTTCGCTCGCTTGTCAGCGAGATTTGCGAAGTCGGACATAGTGTCCACTTCCTTTCTCCGCGCATAGGCGGACTATCTTCTTTGCTCTCCTCGGTGGGTTGCTCTAACGCGGACTCGCCTACTCAGGGCGGTGGGGCGCAGGCACGAGACCTAGAGTGCGTCACCTTCTGCCGCTTCCAGGGCAAGCATTGCCATAGCGACGGATGGGTCAACGACCTTCTCCTGCTTTGGCGCGAGCTTGGAGCGAACAGCATCAATGACAACCACTTCCTCGGCGGACAGTTCGCGTCCAGCCTTGATTGCTTCAAGTGTGGCGACAAGTGCCTCAGCCTCTACGCCGATCTTTGGCGCAGTGACTTGGCGGATTGCCGTGAGACCAAGGGTTGCAGGGTAGGCAGGGGTCTGACCACCAGCGGCAAGGATGCTCACCTCGAACAGGTTGGCTTCCTTGATCGTGCGCTGATTGCCATCCCAAGCATCCTGTACCTTCTGGAAGCCGAACGACATACCGGCAGCGGCGCTCTCATGCGTGAGCATTGAGATGACCTTGGCAGCGTCTGGATCGGCTGGATCTAGTTTCGCCTCAACGCGCAGACCAGTCTCGTCCTCGGTCAACTGAAGGCGACCGCTTGCCGTGGTGGCAAGAGCGCGCGTCTCGTCATGACCAAACAAGAAGGAGATGATCTTCTGCCCTGCGGATGCGCGAGCCAGTGAACGCTTGAAGGCTGCTGGCGCAATGCGCTCCTCGAACGGCAGACCAGCGCTTGCGCTGTTCCAGATCGCGGCGTAGCCAGTGAAGGTTCGCTGTCCGTCAGCGTCAGCCTCGGCAAGACGGTACTCGCCGATTGGCAGTGAGCGAACTTCTTTCTCTTTCATATCAATGATCTCCCTATCTTCAGCTGCGATCAAAGCATCTGCCCACGAGAGTACGCGATCAGTTGCGTCGCGGTCAGTTGTTTCCACACCCCAAAGGAAGCCAGCAACAGCGCCTGGACCTGGGAAGTCCTCGTTCTCCTGATCCTCATTCTGTGGCACGCCTTCCCAGTCGCCGCGATGACGGCGAATCCATGCGGCCATGCGGATCACCTTGTCGGTGTCGGCTCGTCCGGCTGCGAGTTCGCGTGCCTCGGAGATCGTCTGCGCCTGCAAGCCATCGCCTGCGCGACCGTCCTCTACGAATGACAAGCCACGAGCTGCGGCGTTGCGGATGTAGTCAGGAACCTCGTACACGGCGCGCTCTTCGTCGGCGAGATACTCGTCAGGCGAGTACGCCTCGATCATCAAGCCGCGAGCCATCTCGCGCACGGCTGCGTCATTGTCAATCGCGTACTCCAACTCCTCACCATACTGCTCCTTGAGCAGACCGTACTTGTACTCCTTGAATGCCAAGCCGGTGGCGAAGGGTGAGCCGTCAAAGTCGTTGAGGTGTACCTCTTCAACGCCTGCGACCTTGTACTCCTGAAGCCATGCGCGCGTCTCTTCTAGGCGCTCAATGCTGCGAGCAGAGACCACGATCAGTTGCTTATCGCCAGTCATGACCTCCTCGTTGAGGAGGTTGATCAGCGGCTGATTCGGCTGCTCATTGTCAAGGATGAGCGTGCCGTCAAGGTCAACGATGATGTAGCTCAAGACTGTGAATCCTGACCGACTACGCCGATGTTAAGCGCCTTGTAATGCTCGTCGCCACCGGCCACATCTGCGCGATCCTCAAGACGGCGGATCTCGTTGAGCGATAGGATGCCGTTATTCAGCGCGATGGCGTATGCGTCGTAGCGCTCCTTGGTCGTAGGTCGGAGCAGGCCGTCAAGAGTGAACTTGATGAAGGTCTGATCGGCACCTGGAACGAGACGCTGCAAGCCAGCCTCTAGGCGCGTGACGAGTGGTCCAAGCCCAAGGCGCAGCCATTCGATGCTCACGATCTCAACGCTGTTGTACGAGCTGTTGCCGCCTGGGTACTGGAGCAGGTGAAGCGGTACGCCCATCAATCGAGCGATGGACTCAACGCCCCAGTGCAGGGTCTCAACCAACTGCATATCGCTGATCTTCATGGACATCTGCTGGAAATCTGCACCACCAGTCAGCACGGCGATCTTGTGCATCTTCTCGATGCCCTCGTGTCGGCGGCTGAACGAGTTGCGGAGTGAGTCCGCCTGATCCTGCGTCAACTCTCCAGGGATCTTGATCACGGCGGATGGGGCTGCGCCCTGCTCGTAGAACTTCGCGCTGTAGAGCTGCGTGGCGCTGGCAAGGCCGAGCGTCGTGCGGTGCTGCTCAACAGGCGACGGTGCGCGGAGCGCCGAGCCAGTGGCGAAGAGTGGGATGTGCAGGATTGCGTCGGCGGTCAACTCCACGCCGACATTGTCATCGCCAGTGACGGTGTAGATCGGTGCGCCGTCAACGCTCTTGATGGTCACCTTCTGCGGATCAAGTACGCGCATCTCAACGATGTCGCCGTTGCGCCCCTTGATGAACAGAACGAACAGATTGCCGTCAATGAGGAGTGACGAAACCATGCGGTGCTTCAAGTCGAAGCCAGTGAAGTTCGGATTGTTTGGCTGTGGCATGGTGAGCCAAGATGGTGACGGTCGGTATGGGCGGCGAGTGCCGTCAATGCGGATGTAGGTATCCCATGGCAGCGACGCGACAGTGTCGGCGTACAGCTTGACTGCTGCGTAGTAGGCTCCGATTGAGAGTGCCGTCTGGCTGTTGATTGATACACCGGCAGAAGAAACCGATGGCTGATTGTCGGTGATCCAAGTGCCACCTACGGCACGCTGCTCACCAAGGATGCGGCGAAGGATGCTCACTTACGGTCTCCTAGCGTATAGCCGATAGCGGCAAGAGCCGCGCCCAATGCGATGAGTCCTAATGGGATAGAGAGTAGCGCGAGACCTGCGATGACAAGTGCGCCACCCACAACTTCGAGAAGGTTGCTAATCATAGGTTGATCCACTCCACTTTCGCTGCTGACTTAGGTTCTACCTGCAGGAACTTTACACCCTGGAAGGCGACACAGGCGGAGATCGCAGCATCGATGCGGTCTGGGGATGCCTTGTATGCCTTGGTCAAGACCTGACCAAAGCGCGTCAGGCGCGTGTGGACATTGGAGATGTGGCGAGCTAGGAGCGGATTGCCGTCGTGGCGCAGCCCTTCGCCAGTGGCCACGGCCGTAAAGAATCGGTCAACGGCTGGACCCATCCGCTCAATCGTGGCGGTGTTGAAGACTGCCACGCGCTTGCCGTAGCGGCGCGTCCAGTCCTCAATCTCAGAAGCCCAGCCAGGAGGGTCGGCAAAGATGGTCGCGTCATAGGTCTGCATGACCTGATCGATCACTGCGTCTACCTCGCCGCGCGGCACCGTCCAGTCTGGGTCGCGGTTGGTGTCGGACTTCTCCCCCGCCCTGATCAGGAAGATGTGACCGTCCATTGTGCAGGCGGTGATGACCGTAGCGTCACGCGCATACGAGCCGTCAAAGCCGATGCTCAGGCGCTCGCCTGGAATGAGTTTGCGCTCACGATCAGCCAGTTTTGCCCATGCCTCTGCGCCAATCCAGCGGTCTGGCGGCTGCACAAAGCGGTTGAGATGGTAGCGCTGCCACTCGTGCATTGGCACTTCGCTGGCGCGTGCGAGCAGTCGGTCGATGTCTACGAATGCTGGTGCGCTTGGGTTCGCCTGCTCTAGTGCAGCCCTACGGCCAGTGTCGGTCTCTAGGTCGTGGCTATCAGCAGCAGCCCACCACTCGACTAGGAAGGAAGGGTCGATCACCTCGCCAGACGAGATGCGCTTGGCGTAGGTCAGCATCCTGCCGAGCAGCGTGTTCTCGTCGGAGCCTGCCGTTGAGATGTTCAACTCCAGCGCTTCGGCTCGCTTGGCGAGAGAGTTGGAGAGCACGAGATGCACGCGCTCTTTGTTGCCTGTCCACTCGTGCAGCTCGTCAGCGATAAAGCAGGTAGGTCGCCCACCGTCGTTGGTGCCTGCCGCAGCGGCGACGCGGTACATACGGCCAGGGCGATCCTTGATCAGGATCTCGGTGTCGTAGACCTCAAACAGTTTGGCGAGTGGACCCTGCGTGAGCATAATGCGAGCCGTGCCAAAGAGCAGGTCAGCCTGCTCGAATGACGCCGCAGCGATAGGGATGTTCGGTGACTTCGGAGCCTTCGGTCCAGCCAGTTCTGCTAGGGCGATAGCCGCGAGCAGCTCGGTCTTGCCGTTGCCTTTGGGCGTACCCAGCAGGGCACGCTTCACGGTGCGCTTCTGTGTGGCTGCGTCGTACTCGTAGAGCCGCCAGATGTAGGCACGCTGCCACGGCTCTAGGCGGAACGGCTCGCCGAACTTATCGCCCTCACCGTGAACTAGGTTGGTCTCAATCCAGCGACAGACCAGCCCACCCCACGACGGTGGTGGTGGACTACTGATCGGCGACGAGTAGAGTGGCCTCTTCTGCGGAGTCGTTGCCGGCTTCAATGTAGCGTGGGTCGGCTTCGGCTTCGGCTTCCGCGAAGGCTGCGTTTGCGATTCTGGCATTGAGTTCCTCCAGGCTTCTTGCCGCCTCACCATACACGATGCCCAAGGTCAGCCCTGCCTTGGGGTGCAGACCGAACCGATCCTCTAGCTGGCGGATCTCGGCATCTACTGAGGTGCGCTGTCGGTACATAGGGTTGAGGATCTTCTGCCCCTGAGAGCCTGAGATCATCGGCTCCTCGCGTAGGTAGATGTCCATCCGCTCGCGCTCGTCGTACATCGAGAAGAGCCGCTCAAGCGCTGGCATCTGC